ATATTATATGGTCCTTGACTCATTTCACATCCTTACATTTTTTTATCTCATTAATTAATTCATAATATCGAAGCATTGTCAGTACATCTTTATCTTCAACAATATGTTTCTTTTGCAACTGAGATAATAATTTTGTCACTTCATTTATTTTAATACGTATCACTTTACTAGTAACCGATGTTTTAAGATCGTTTAATTCGCGTTGAATATTTTTAGTTTCTGTAACTACGTATTTTTTAAGTTTTTCTGAATTTGTTACATTATTAATAAACTCACGTAAAATAGTTTTTTGTTTACTAGTCAACGTTTTAGAATATTTTTCATTGAATTTATCAATAACAATTTTTGATGCTAATATGCGAATATCTTTATCTTCAGACATTAATGATGGTTTAGCATCAGATTTATTTTTTTTCAGCTGAACGTGTTCACATACAATAAATTTATTACGTACATATACGCTCGGCTCATCGGCTTCCGAGTATTCAAAAATATTATACGCTGCGGCATGCATTTTGTAATTTGTAACACGTGATTTAAAAAATTCTTCAATATCGAATCGAGTTTTAATCTCTTTGATAAGATTATATTTTTCTCTTTTCAATTGAGATTCGTTTAACGATTTACGTGCAGATATAACAGCATCTATAAATTTAAGCGACTTACTTTCTGTGTTAAATGTTTCTTCTTGCAGTGAACGATATAATTTTAATTCTTTTGATAGTTCAGTAGTTCCTTTAAAGAATTTATTAAGGATTGATAGTGACGTTGAATTTTTATTATTCATAGTATCAACAGCTACTTGCCGAACTAAAAGTTCAAATACTAATCCTGTATTTTTTATTTTCGAATGTTTTATCTTCTTCATGAAAAAGAATCCTTTATACTATAGTACATATGTTTTAAATAAATATCCAGTTACATTCAAATCATTATATTTTATCGTCTAGTAATTGTGATTCGTCTAGCATCGTCCCGTCATCATTATTCAAATCAATACTCTGAGAAATCGATTCACGAATTATTTTTCGAGTCTTTAAAGATGATTGTATTGTATTGACTAGCTGTTTATTTTCAACACTTAACGGCGATGATTTTCTAGACTGTACTTGCAATGGTGATTTATCTGTATTGAATGTACCTGACAATGCTTTTGAACCAAGTGGATCTCTACCATGAGGGCTTGAATGTTTACCCCAGGTACCTGGCTCTTTTGGTCTGCCAGATCCGCCTACATGTTCTTGTTCCATTCCTGGCAACAGCGTTCCTTTATTAGCAACGTGCATTGAGGCAATATCATGAGGTGTACCAAAACTCATATTTGTCTTTTTAGGATCATTTCCTTCTGATTTAATTTGTTCTCTACGGAATGCTTCTTTCTGATCTTCAATTACTCGGTCACGTTCTTCTGTCCATTCTTGTGATGACATGTTAAAGATGTTTTCGTAGATCCATTGTTCAGAAAACAACAATGATTCTTTCATTGTGTTGGCTAATCCTATTTTAGATTCCATTAGTTCCACCATTTGTTTCTGATAGATGATACTCGGCGAAACCAATTCCAAAGAAAAATCAATAAGATCTTCGTCGGTAAAGCCTTGTGTATATAAATGGATAATTGCAATTTTTGTAAGTTCCGATACGAAGATTTTCTGTATACGTTCGATAGTACGAGCAAATCGCACATCTTCCGCTGCTAAAGTTGCCTTGCCTTCAACGCCTTCATCATAACCTAAAAATGCTTTAGGAATTTTAAGAGCAGCCATCATCTTATTGCGTAGATATTCAATATCTTCAATCTGCCCATCATTTGTTAATCCTGGCAATGATTCAATTGTTGTACCTGATTCTGATCCACGTACTGGTAAGTAATAATCTTCCATCATGTTTTCCATGTTGAATTTAAGATTATATTCACCAGTCTGTTCATTCATGTATGGAATTTTTTTCATTTTACTCATGATGTTGGCCATATGGTTATCAACTTCATGCGGAGGAATATTTCCTACATCAATTTTGAATATACGACGCTCGGGTGCACGCATAATACGTTGTATTAGCATTGCATCTTCCATTAACGCTAATTGTTTATAAATTTTACGAGCTGGTTCGATCATTGATTTACCATACGGTAAAAAGTTTGTATCAGAAATCAATCTGAAATGCGCTACTTCATAATTTTCATAATGTTGTGCATTTGGTCGAGTAGCATTTGCATATGTCATGTTCGTACTTTCCAATACAAAACGATATGAATGTGGATTAGCTGGATCAAATCCTTCTTCTCGACGAACCTCATATGATGATAATGGTTGCGCATTTACAATACCTATGTCATCTTCGATATCTAAATATAAAAAGAAATCTCCGTATTTACATGCATTACGAATCCATGGCCATAAATTATAATCTATGTTCAATATATCATAAAATAGATTTCGCAATACTTTTTGAACTTCAGGATTTGCAGATGCAATTGTTAATGTATCACCTTCAGTATTTTTTACAGTACATTCATCAGCATAAATATCCAATGCCGAAGCCAATATCGGATCCATATCCATTGCTTCATAATCAGTAAATAGCTCTAATTTTGACTGATGAAAATTGTATGTTTGATTATATGTTGCATAACCAGATTGTCCTCTATGCAATCCGGAAAAACGATCTACAAATGCATTATTAGATAATGCACCCGATGATTGCAATCTTGCAGTATCAAGTACTTTTAATTGGTTTTTTGCAATACGACGTACAACTACATTTGTTGAAAAAAGTCTACGTAATCGTGTTCGCAATGAAGTATCTGCCATTAGTGTTTCCGTTTATTAATAAATATGTTATAGTAACCATTTTAGGTCATCTGGATCTTTACCGGCTTTCCAATCCCAAGACCCGTTATCATTTCTATTAGTAGTATACACACTTTGTGATTTACCAAAATGACCTAATGCTTTTCGCGATAAATCAATACCTTGTTGATGTAATCGCAATGCCGTATCTCGTATCCATAATGAAATACCAAACGACATTATCAAGTCATCGTTATAACCTCGTTGTGCTTCTGCTCTTGAACCATTCCAAATAAATACATATAGTTCATCAATCAAACGCTTAGAACGTATAATCGGCGTTTTTTCTCGAAAGTACGTTTCAATTTTTGATATAACTAAAGGACGCGTTTTTGACGTCATTGAAAATCCAGGTACTTTTTGTGCTTTACCTTTGAGATCATAGCCTTTAGATAAATGAATGTTCTCATCAATATACGCATCATCTCTATACGAATAATAAAGATTTGCATAACCGCGATCAATAGCCACTTGTATTACAGCCCAACCGATATTAGCATTTTCAATAACTAGCAATGCATTGTTATAATCAGTAGCAACTGATATCAACATGTTACCGTATTCTGTTGTTCCAATTTTACCTCGGTATTCCGCTACCTGAGTCATTGATTCAATTTCAATTACATGGAAAGCCGAGTAGTCAGCTCCATCACCACGTGCAACGTCAGCAATAACTGCATATGCTTTATTGTAATTTGGATAATCCCATATCCAATAGTTACCATCAAATCCACGTTTTTCTTTTGGATCTTCTACATATGTTTGTTCATACCATTGAATGATAGGACCATCGACTACCGTATGACCGGATGAAATGAAGTCACAATCACATTCTTGAGCAGCTGCTTTTTCTCCTAACAGCTCAGTTTGCATATCACGCCATGCTTGATCACGCTCAGGATGTACTGACCAATGCAGTTTGATTGGATGAAATTGACCACCTGCTTCCGCATCAACCCATGTCTTATGAAATAAATTTCCAGTACCGTTAGGTGTTGATAACATGATGGCGCCACCACCAGTTGCTAATGTTTGTTGAGCCGCTGTCCATATTTCATCAATTCGATCAATGAATGCAGCTTCATCAATTACTAGTAATGATAATGCTTCAGAACGACCAGCATCACCTTTTGATGATACAGCTTTAATTTGAGAACCGTTTTTAAATCGTAATGACAATTTGTTATCTTCAACAGATTTTCCTTTTAACCAGGATGGTAAATTATCATGCATTACACGTACTTTTGTAACCAAGTTTTTTGCCACTTCTTGTTTAGTTGCAATAACTAACACATTATAATCTGAACGAAATAACATTGCCCATAATGAAAATCCAGCAGTTAATGTTGAAATACCTAACTGTCGTGATTTAAGAATTACACTATATCGGTTATGTTGCAATGATGTAAGAACATCTTCTTGAAAGGGGTACAAATGAAAAAACATTTTTCCTTTGGTAGGGTGTTGAATCACACAATATTTTTTCATGAAATGCACAGGGTCCATTGCACATCGTTTGTACTCATCTTTAATGATTTCTTTTAAGGACTTCTGCGTCATATACTATAAATAT